GATATCCAGTATTAGGATCTGAACATGCGATTAAATCTTCAATGTGTCGTTCAGTGAAGGTTTCTCGTGTATGCGCTTTTTTGGTTAAGACGCCATCTAATGATTTTGTTGCCATCTGTTATTTACAATAAAAAAGAGGCCACCAGGGCCTCTTTGAGTAGCTTATAGCTGATTAACGACTTTTTACTTCTTGATACAAGGAGCTAAGTCTTGGAATTAACCCTTCAGCAGCCATTGCGTAAGGATTACCGCCGCCATTTACTTTAGGTCTTTCATTTCCGCCATGGCTTGAAATGTCGTTACCTGTTGGAAACGCAGCGCCTACTGGTGCGGTTTGCGGATTAGGAGTTGTACTAGCTTGATCAAAGCCGCCACCTTCTGTTTCGTCCATGCCAATTAACGGCATTTCACTGTCACCTTTATCGCCCGCCATCTTGTCAATGATTACGCCCATTTCATCGTCCATGCCATTGCTGCCGTCCTCAGGTCCATCTTCAAGATCTCGTAGTAAGTTCATTAAGTCACGGATGCCTCCAGCACCACTGCCGTTCATGCTGATGTTCATAGTGACATTATCTTGTTGCTTAGGAGAGCTCATTGATGGCATATCCATACCGCATTCGTCAACTAATTCTTCATCAACTTTCTTATCACGCAGAGCTTTTAGATCATCAGCTTCAATGTCGCCATCTTTATCTTGATCTAATTTCTTCTGACCGCCTTTTAATTCTTCTGCAACAGGAGCGTCAAGCTCTCTCATTTTCTGGAATAGTTCGTTAAAGTTCATAATTATTTTCCTTTAGCAGAACCAATTGGACTTTTGCCAGCAACAGGTTTAGCTTGTTCTTGTGGTTTTTCTTTAGGGGCTTTCTTTGCTAGGATAGCATCATTCACACCTTTATATTGTGTAGACTCTTTTCTTATCTTAGCAAGATCTTTTAAGAAGTTGCTAACACCTTTGTCGCCTACTGTGTTTTGATTATTTTCTTTTTGATAGTCTTGTGTTAACAATGCCTTGTTATCACTTTCTAAATTTTCAATATTTAATTCTGCTTCTGCATCTTCTAATGGACTACGTACTTTGATACGTTCTGCAGTTAGCCCAGTTTGTTCTAACATGTAACTTGTTAACACAGCACTGGTAGTTGGATACTCTAGTTCAACATCAAAGATGCTGACTTGTGCATTTTCCATAGTAGGAAAATCACGAAGTTTGGCTTGAATAGGTGTAGTTTTAGTTTTTGCAAACTTAGCTACTTGATATTTTTGCAAAGCTGTTTCCATGACATCTTCGCAGTTTTCTGGAAGGTCACCGGCAATTTTAATTTTAAAAGAGTATTTTTTCTCTTCTTTGCTTTCTAATAGGTATTCTGTAAACGATTTCATAAAGGTAATCCCAATGTATTATTTATTCATATTTTTTAGTTTTTCTAACAAACTATTGCGATCTGATACAATAACTCCAGAGCCAGTAACATCTACTCCTTGATCTCCTGCATTAGCATCGTAATCTAATTTTTGCTTCTTAAGTTGTAATTCAATCATCTTAAGTTTCTTATCAATTTTAGCTGCTTTAGCATCAATAGCATTCTTCAACATGCCGCCTGCTACTTCAAAGATACGTCCACTGTATCGTGCTTCTACATTCATACCTAAATCCATTAGGTCATCATAAGCATCTGTAGCTCGCTGTGCTAGTGCATCAAATTCTTCATCGCTAGCATCCCCAAGTCCTTTAACTGCAGGTAGTGCAGCCGCAATCTTGTCAAACTCACTCATGTCACGTAGAAATGGTTGTGCAATTTCTGCTGCCATTTCCTTCTCAGCTTTTTTGATAGTCTTTTTGCTTTCAGGCAAATTTAAGATTTCTTCAAGTTTTTTCATAATAATACTTATCGTTTTCCGCCACGGTGGAATAACTCTTGTTCAGTAAGTATTCTAAACTTGATACCTTGTCTAGCACACCATTCGTATGCTGCTCGCCATTTTATTTGATTCTTTGCGTACTGTAGTTGGTTGTTGCGATTTTTACCAACCTTTTCTTGCAGTGTTTGATTTTGTGGTTTAACTTCAATTAGTTCAACTTGCATTTGCCCTTTAGCATCTGCATATTGTATAAAAAAGTCAGGTACATACACTGTGCCACGTCCGGTAAAGGGATCTTTATAGGGGATTTTAACAGCTTCACTGGCCCATTTTAGTATACGAGTATCAGTGTCACAGAAACGCATGAATTGCCATTCCCATGAGCTACGATATGTTGGGGGTCTATTTCCTACATATTTGTCTGGGTTGACTACTGTGTATTTTCCCTGTGCAAAACGACTCATTGCCTAATGTTTCTGCTTTCAGTAGTTTCTTCTACTGTGGTCAATTTAAATCCCAGTGCTGAACTGCGATCTCTGTAGACGTTTAAAACTTCTGTAACTACTTGACTTAGTTGTGCATCAGTTAGACCTTTAATAGTATCTAACAGTTTAAAAGGATTTACATTTTCTAATCTAGCTTGATTTAACAATACAATTGCAGTACTACGGGCCGCACTGTCATCAAACCCACGCTTTGAAAAGAATCCAACAACCGCATCAATTTGATTAGTGGGAAATGTTATTTGATGTAAGAAGAACTTATCAAAGAAATTTCTTACTTCGTCAGTGTTTTTGTTATCAGAGGGAAGATTAGAATTTTTGTCTAACATATTATTTGCCAGTTATACTTTTTAATATACCATTAGTTTTATTACTACTGATTTCAGCAACTTTTATATCAATACCTTTTAATGATCCATTATTTGACACTTGTACTGCTTGCAATCTTCCAGCAGTAACTGAGGTATTACCTGTAGTGACATTTACTAAGGTTAGCTGTAGTGCTGAAATTGTTGTGTTACCATTTGGCGTTGTTTTTCCAGCATTTGTCAACATCTGTGTGTTATTATATAAATTAGTCTGTGCTGTTGCGCTAGCTGATGCGTTTATTGCAGTTGCATCTGCTATTATGTCTTTTAGATTGCTACCAAAAATTTGTTCTGCACCTGTAATAACACCACTAGTACCATCTACTGCTGATATACTAGTTCGGCCACCTAACGTTAACGGACTAGGAGTTTGGTCGTATCTACCTTGACCGAATCCAGATGGTGTGCCTGCGGCAGCACTACCGCTGTCGTACACTACTGCTTCGTATGCAATGGTCATAGTATGTTCTGCACCCTCGCTTTGAGAATAGCTCATTGTATCATGAGACCAGCTGATAATTATAGGATTAATTAGTTTATACCCTACCCACTGTCTTTTAGCAAATGTATGTACTTTGATAAAATCTAAAAAAGGTTTAACTGGTTCATTTTCTAAACCATAGAAAGACATTGGTGCCCAAGGTGATTTTTTATATAGTCCGTTTTTAGCAGCCTTAGTATCACTAAAATAATATTTGTAATAACTTTCCCACAGTTTTCTAACAGTGTTAGAATTATCATCATGCATTTTAATAGTTATTGGCAAGTATGTCATTGTGCTTTGTATGACACGTTTTCTATTATATTGATTTACTGTTTCGTTGGTTACTTGAAACTTAGGCAAGTCTACACTTTTGACTAGCACATTAAGATCAGCACCGCAGCCTTTGCCGCTAAACTGAACGTGGTATTGGAACTTTAGGCGAGGAGCTAGAGCAAAGTCGCCGTCGACAAATACCCTGGCGGCATGCTTATAGTCGCCAAGGCCTTTGCCACCTATGTTATTAAATTGTCCGCTGGATTTACTAGTCATACAATATTTATCTATACAGATAAACTGGGTAGATAATGATAAGTTATAAAAAAAGCAGCCGGAGCTGCTTTTTCTTAGTTTTAGATACCGCCGCCTGGGCCTGTAGCTGCTGTACCTGTTGTACGTGTAACAGGAGCACCAATACCAGCACCGTCTGGAATCTGTAGGCAGTTGTCTGGCTGAATTGACAGGTCAATCTGCATAGGAGTCTGTTCTGCATAGCTCATAGACTGATAGTTAGCGGATACAATATAGCATCCATAACATTCCCATGTCTCAAGAACATTAGGAGTGCTTGCACCATTGCCACCGTCTAGAACTTCAATACGTAGATTGAATTTATAGTCAATAGCCGAAGCTGCACTTGCTTGCTCAAAGAAGTCAAACTGCTTTTGCATCTGCTCGCCAACTAACTTGCTGACGTTACCAGTAACGTCATCACGCAAGCTGATTGCCATTGGTTGCCAAGTGTGCTTGCCTGCATAGTTGATTGTACTGTTGTAGATCTCAATTTTTTGCGGTGCAAATGCTACGTTTGGCTTAGCAGCAGTCATGACTTGCTTGGTAAGTTCTGTAGTTGGTGTTGAAACGCCAAAATTTTCAAACATCACTCTAAAGCGATATCTTAGTTTTGGCATTAACATGCCCTGTGAGCTAGCACTTTGATCGCTAGCTAGGGGTACTGTAAATCTTGTTAATGTTGCGATTGCCATGTTATTCTTCCTTTAAATTATAGACCTGCGATTTCGCCAGTGTTTTTCAAGCGTAGTGGAATGTAAATAAACTCAACTGCTTTAACTGGTTCAATAGCAATATCAATCCATAGCTCGTTTCTATCGATTCTGCTTGGAGTATTGTTACTTTCGTCACACACTACCAAATAGTCATATAGAGCACGTTGTCCTACTAGTTCTAATAGTAACGCTTCTACTGCACCTTTTACTTCGTCTCTAGTGATCTTGTCATTAGGTTCAAAGATATATGGTTTAGCTAGTATGCTTAGTTGTCTACGTAAGTAAATTACTAAACGAGCCACGTTAATACGATCTAATGCACTGGCTGCACGAGCACGTGTCTTTTGACCGTAGTTAACCAATCCTGTTCCTGTGAAGAACGTAATAGGATTAACTTTTGTTTCGTATAGTGTATCACGTTGGCCGTTGTTTAGTGCAACTGATTTAAACTCACCTTCGCTAGTAATATAACCAACTGCTGTTGCATTAGTAATACCACCACGACGTACACCAGCTGGTGCAAACCATGGATAAGCAACTTGGTCATTTAGAGCAATAGTTCTTAAGATCATGTGGCTTGGAGGAACAGCAACATTGTTACCAAAGTTGTCACTTGAGAAGCCCCATGGATAGAACATACCCATGTATTCATCGAAGCTGGCTGCGCCAATGTCGTTGTCTTCTAACGCACCATTTTCGTTGTTACCCCATGCTAGCAAACTAGTTGCATCTGGTGTTAAACGTGCTGGTGTATCTGCTACAACAAACGCTGTTAAGCCACGATCGTAGTTCAAGCTGATTAATTCACCAGTTAACTCAGGATAACCTGGGCAAGCAAGTAAGTTAAAGATTCTTGAATCTTCATCTCTAATGCCTTGGTTGCTGTTAACAGTTGCTTGTAGAGCTTTAACCACTACTGCACGTTGTGCTTTGCGTCCAAAACTACCTGAACCGTCTGCTTGGTTATTTGAAACAGTAACCCAACGGTGTTCGTAGTACAATGCCATTGATGCATCATTAGCTCTTGGATTTGTACCAGCAAGATCAATAGAGTCACGTGCAAATGCTTTTACATTGTAACCGCTGCGACGTAGGTTCCATAACAACATACCTTCAGGATATAGTGCTGGATCTGGAGCATCTGGATCTAAATAATTACTAGTTAATAGTGCTGTAATTGTTCCAGCTTCGTAACTGTTTACACCGCTGGTATTATAACGTGCATCAGCAAACAATACGCCATCTTCTGAACTTTGGTCAGTTTTATCAACTAGTACCCAGCATTTTGTTACAGGATAAATTTCTTCCAAATCTGCATTATATTTGTAAATTTGTGGGAAGTTCTCCATGTCAGCTGTGCTAATCCATAAATCACCTGTAACTAATACTGTACCATCGCTTTGTGTTTCTGGAGCAGTAGCAGCAACTTGTGGACCTTCTGGGTCAGTAGTTGGGAATAAAGTTTGATAACCTACCCATGTAGTTCCATTGTGAGCCATAATGTCAACTTCATCAATTACTGAGCTATACCATAGTGTACCATCTGCAGGAATTCTGCTAGGAGCGTCTGCACTAGCTACATAAACTAGCGGTACCCAGTTGCTGGCAATAAAATCATATAGTGCATCACCTGATGGTGCTAATGTTAAGAATGCAGTGCCTTGGCCAAATGTACCAGAACTTGGTTCGTAGTTTCTAGCTGCAAAGCCGTAATCTACTAATGGAGTGCCCGTACCTTCTGCCATGCGGAACTCTCCGCCTAGTCTGTGTTTGATCAACACACGATTTTGTGCATCAACTTCTGCTTCAATGTTAGTAAATCCTGCTGAGTTAATAGCAGTAGCTAACAAATCTGCGTCTGCTGCTGTTTGAGCAGGAGTCCATGAAATTGTCTTGGCTGCGGCTAGCGTAGTTTCTCCTACTAGACTTTCTGCTAGTGTGAATGTGCGTAAAGTAGCACCTGAAATACCAGTTGCGCCAATCTTAGCTGATTGAATAACTGTTGCACCGGTTGCTCCACGAATCCATAACTTAACGTCTGCAATACGAGGTGTGCCATCACTGCCATCTTGCTCTGTCATATTTGCCTGAGCATACACTTGGCCTGATGCTAGATTTGCGCCACCGCCTGCGGCATCTAATCCGTAAATTGCCTCGTGCCCAGCAGCGTATACTGGAGCAGTAACTGCTTCCCAAGCTGTTGTAGTTTCATTCCAACGCTTGACACTTAGTTGAGCACCTAGATTAGGTTCAGTAGTCTTGATCCAAACTGACCCTGTTGGGCGAGCCTTGCCAGCTGAACTCTTGTACTGCGGTACTTGAGTATGCGGCTTGATCTGTAATCTTGGAGCATAGTATGTGCCTGCAGTGATGCCTAACACACCACTAGCACCAATTAATG